ATCTTTTTTTATACTGAATGTAGAATAATATTTTTTGCATAAATTTCTATCCAAAATATATCCTTCAGTTCTTTCACCATCACCACATAATTCTGCGATATTGATTTTTTCTTTCAATAGAAAAAGGCGAAATTCAGGCAATGGCATCAAATAAAATACTTCCAAATCCGGATAATAGTAGACGAAATAATCTGCTTTTGAAGCATTGATGCCGCTTGGTTTTTGATTGCATGAAATTTCAATAAACATATTGCCAGTGGTAATACCTTTTTTAAATTCGTAGCGGTCGGTCTTTACTTCAAATGTGATTATTTTGCCATTAACATCTTGGCAGATAAAATCCCAATCTTTACCCTTACCTAAAAATTCTATTTTTTTGATTGCTCGCCTTAGCAAGAAATAATTGGCAATAACTCTTTCGCCCATTTCGCCCTGATTTAAATCATTCTTGAATTTTTCCATTTGATTTTCAGTTTACAAAGTTTTCAAACGCCAGTTTAATTTTGTCCAAATCTTCCCGGTACTTTTTATTTGTGTCTGCAAGGTCATTTACCAGCCGGGTGCTGTGCATCACCGTTGTATGGTGTCGGTTGCCACACATCCTACCAATAGCCTTCAATGGCATTGTGGTTTTGTTTCGCAGAAGCCAAAGGAATATTTGGCGCAGCTCTACGATTTCACGCTTTCGGGTGTGCAGTTTAACGTATTCTGCCTGATAGTAAGGGAACACGGATTTGATTGCAAGGTGAGCCGCTTTTGCGTACTCGTTGCTCGCACTTAGATTGTCAACTTTAAGCATCCTTTCCAGTTCAGCAATGCGCACCGCTTGGTGTTTGATTGTTTCTTTTAGGGTGTCAATTTCAGATACCCGGAAAGATGTCCTGATGTTGTTTTTCTTTGGTGGTTTTATTTTTATTCTCATGATTTTTTTTAAAATAGATATTCAACGGTGTTTCCTTTAAACTGGCATTTAAGCGTTCCGGTCATGCCGTTTCTGCACTTGCCGATAATTAATTCCGCATCTTCAATGGGATTGGTATTGCCGCCATTCTTTTGCGCTTCGTAATACTCCGGGCGGTACGGAAATAAAACCGTGTCTGCATCCTGCTCAATGGCTCCGCTTTCACGGAGATTGGAAAGTTTCGGCCTGCTGTTACCTTCCTCGGTTCCCCGGTTAAGTTGTGATAATGGCATCACCGTGCAGTTGCATTCCTTTGCCATCAATTTGCATTGTCTGCTGATGTATGCAATTTCCTGCTCACGATTTTTGCCCCCAGTTGCCTTTATCAATTGCATATAGTCAATGATTACCAGCGTTGGTTTGTTTTTCATTGTCTTCAGGCGCATTTTGATTTGGTCAATGTTCAGGGTGGTGCTGTCCTCAATTGTAAAATTGATTTTCAACTCCATCAATCCATCTGCCATGCGTTCAAGTTCGTAGTCGCTTACATCAGCATTGCGTACTTTAAGGTTATCAACATTCCCAAGTGATGAAAGTATGCGGTCTGCCAATTGTTCCTTGCTCATTTCCATGCTAAACATTACCACCCGGCCACCACGTTTGGCATGGGCTATTCCGATGCTGACTGCAAATGCTGTTTTACCCATACCCGGCCTGCCAGCAACAACCACATTCTCCCCGGCAACAAAGCCGCCAATGTATTTATCCAAAAAGGTGTAGCCAGTTGGGTGTCCAATTGTCTTTATTTCAGCCTTGCTGCGCTGTTCTAAGCTATCCAAACGCTCACCGAGTAATGGTAACAATTCAACCGCTTTGCCGCTTTCAACCAGTTGCAATTCATCCATCATTTTTTGGGTGCTACTGATGGTGTCCATAATATCTCCACCATCCTGCATTAATTTTACCTGATTTGTCATGCAGTCAATCATTGTTCTGCGTACAAATTCCTGATGGAGATATTGAACGTGCCGGGTTAAATCCTCAAATACTGCAAACTGGTTGCAAGTTGCTATTGCCACAGCAAGTTTTTTGTTTTTCCGCAGCACAGCCATATTGTCGATATATTCGTTTTCAATATACATGGATTGGATAATTAGGCAAAGTGCTTTAAGGTCATTGTCAATGAACCATTCTGCCCTTGTGGTGGCTGTATGTTGTAGCTGTTTACCTTGCAGCCATGTTCCGATGATAGTTTGTTCAGTCATTTAGGTAGTTTATTTTTTGGGGTTGCTCTTGTTTGAAAGGTCGAAGATATGGAATGGTGCTTTTAAGTTTGGTTTTCCAATTCTTAATTTTCTTTCCGTTGCCATCCATCCAACCATCGGATTTCCATTGCTCGTATTTGGCGGTAAGGGTAAATTCGTAATCAGGTGAAAGATTGGCATAAGCAATAAATTCTTGAAGCGTTGGTACTTTATTCTTAATTACATTTCTATTTACATTTTCATTTTCCATATGTGGGACATATGAATTAGATATGTTATTCATATCTTTTTTTGTTCTATTCTGCCTACGACTTTCGCTGTATGCTTTTCTTTTTTCAACTTCCTGATGCAAACGAGCATTGAAATACAATCCGTTTTCATCCTTTTCAAATTTGCTGAATATATCTTCATCATATGTTTTACATATCTTCAACATATCACGTTCCGATAAATGCCCCATTTGATGCTGGTAGCAAAGCAACTTAATATATTTACCGATTTGTTCATCACTCATTAAAGCGGTTCCGGTTAAAAAATCGGATGAGTAGAATAGGAATGCAGGGTCTTTGCTCATGACTTCAAGGTTAATTTTTTGCACTGCTGGTAATACATGATTTTCAACTGATGCTCGTCTTTTAAGAAGTCACGTTGAGCATCGGTAATTTCACCACGTTGGCAGCGGTAATCTTCGTACTCCTGACGAATTTGGAAATCTTCAATTTGGTAATCGCATTCAGCGACTGGTAATTTGGTTGGTTTGTAGAGGTTTATTTTTTCCATAAAAAAAACACCCACACTTTCAAGAGTTGAACCCGGTTGGAAGTTAACCGTCTCTTTACTTGCGTGGGTGTTAGTTGGGAGTTTTTTCATTTTGCTTCCTATTCTCGGCACGGGGTTCAGTCGTGTTGTTCCGATATGCAATATTAAAAAAGAATTTTCAAAAAAACAAATTTATTTTTCCGGTGGAATAATTTTAATCGTGTAATTATCACCTTGGATTGTTTCACCTTTTTCTTGAACTCTTTTGGCAATGTCCAGCAACTTTTTTATTTCGTCACGTACATTGTCCGCATAAAAGGTGTAGTTACCAGTGTAGATACTTTCGTTTTTTTTGCTATTATGAAATTCATCGATTTCAATTAGCACCTCTTTGTATTGTACTTTAATTTTCATTTTTATTATTAAATTATGCGATAATGCTATTTTAAAACAGTTTCGTTTTGAACTCTTACTTCGTGAGATGTTTTACCGCTTGATGTTGTATAAATACTTTCTATTTTTCCACGACAATCTGTCCAATAAACAGCGCGTCCACCATCTAAAAATCGGTAAATTTTGCATCCATTTTTTTCAAAAAGCAACTCCAATTTGAATTCGATATTTGTTGTTTGTTCTTTTTGTTGTGCTTGACTATAACATCCAGTAATCACTACTGCTAACAGCACACTTGCAAAAGCAAAAATTTTATAAGTAAATTGTAATCTTTTCATTTCTATTCTAGAATTTTGAATTTGTATATTAGCATAATTACAGCAAATGTAATTACGGCAACTGTTAAATCATTACTCATATTAAATTTATTTTTTAATCGTTGGAATAATCTGTGCGGTCAGCCATGTCACGCAAATCAATGGCTTCATCTTCCTGCCAGCGGATTTTGCATTCAAGGTACCATGACCAGCCCTTTTCCCATTGGTTGAATTCTTCGCTGCGTAATGGATAAGGGTTGGTTCCATCGTGCTGCTGCCACTGATAACGCTTGCATGCGTGGTAGCCTTGATCAAATATTGTGTTTTCCATGTCGCAAACATAGTATAAAAAATTATATCTGCAACAATTTATGTAAAATATTTTTATTGAAGTTATCCACATTTTGACAAAATAGAACATTTACGAATAAACTTTGTGCATCAAAGCGCACACGAAAGCATATCTCAAAGGCATGGGTTACGGTGTAGCTGATTTTATCCCGTGTGAGGTGTGCCATACGCAGGCGGTGGACATTCATCACATCGAAGCAAGGGGCATGGGTGGAACCAAAAAGGTTGACACCATCGACAACCTGATTGCACTTTGCCGGGAATGCCATATCAAGTTGGGGGATAAAAAGGAATACAAGGAATTTCTGCAAGATATTGTCAGCTCGAGATAAGATATTGACG